AGAGAAATCACATTTCAAATCGACATTTGGTCAAAGAGTAGTACAACAGTGATCCATCAAAAAGTGAATGAAAACATGAAAAGTATTGGTTTCTCACGTTATGCGGTTGCTGATTTATATGAAGATGATACACAAATTTTTCATTACGCGGTGCGATTCGCGAAAGGAGTGGAGTTATAGATGGCTGGAGAAGTTATTAAAATTAGTTCGACTGTCGGTGTAGATAGTCTTGTTTATGCGAAATCGGTGAAAGACGATGCAACTGGAGTGGATTATGCAACCGTTAAGAAGTTAGAAGGTGCTGTAAAAGTTAAAACTTCTAAAAAGGTGTCTTCTGAAATTATGTGGAGTGATAATAAAAAGTCAGAAATCGCTGAGTCTGATGGTGAAGTTGAAGTTGAAATTGAGGTTCGAGGTCTTCCATTATCCACAAAAGCTGATATTGAAGGGTATCCAGAAGTTACAGACGGTGTATTAGATGAAAAACGTGAGGGCGAAAAACCGTATGTAGCAATCGGATGGCGCTTTTTGAAGGCAAATGGTAAATATCGATACGTTTGGTTGTTAAAAGGGAAGCTTTCACAAGAAGAGGAAGAAGCTGAAACTAAAAAGGATAAACCGAACTTCCAAACTACGAAACTTAAAGGTTCTTTCATTGAACGTGATTTTGATAACAGATCGAAGTTTACAGCGGATGAAGATGAACCTACATTTACAAAATCTGTTGGAGATAACTGGTTCAAAAAGGTATACGAAAAAACAGCAACATCACCAGCAGGAAAGTAGGAGGGAGCAAAAGCTCTCTCTTTTTTTATTAACTAAGGAGGAATAAACTATGAAATTAACTTTACGAATCAATAGGGAAAATAAAACTTTTAATTTACCGGAGTTCATTCCAGCTCGCCTAATCCGTCAAGCCCCTGAGCTTGCTGATATTCCAAATAATCCTGGACCAGAGGATATGGATAAAATGGTTAAATTTGTGGTAAATGTTTATGATGAACAATTCACCTTGGATCAATATTGGGATGGTGTGGATGCCCGTAAATTCTTATCAACAACTTCAGATGTAATTAATGCAATTGTCAACGAAACTGTAGATGCAGCTGGTGGTACACCTGGAACTGGAGAAGCAGAAAACCCAAACTCGTAGAGGGGGGAGGGCTGATGTTCAGTGAGTTTATGGACGAGCTCTACCTCTCTTTATTACGTCAAGGATATAAACACCATCACATCGATAACGAAATGGATATTTGGCATTATTTAAGGTTGAATCGCAAGCATCGTGATCAAAGTAATTCAAATAGTACAAATCAAAATTCAAATGAAATTGAAGTTCCAGCGGAAAACATTATCTAGCAAGGGGGTGAGACATTGGCGAATGAAATGAATAATCTAGTAGTTAGGCTTTCCCTTGATAATGTGAATTTTCGTCAAGGTATTGCGAATTCAGGACGTGCCGTAAGGACTTTACAGAATGAATTGAAATCAATCAGTACTGGTATGGGTGGTTTTGCGAACGCTAGTGAGCAAACACGAGCCAAAACGGATGCACTTAATAGATTGATTGAAGCACAAAAAGAAAAAGTTAGAGCATTACGCCAAGCCTATGATCAAAATAAGGCTAAGTTGGGTGAAAATGATGCAGCAACCCAGCGATATGCTTCACAGGTTAATAAGGCGATCGCTGATTTAAATAGATTCGAAAATGAATTAAAACAAGTAAACCGTCAAGCTGAACAAAAAGGGATGGATAAGTTAAATAATTCTTTGAAATCCTTACAGGCTGAATTTCAGTCTATTACAACAGGCATGGGTGGTTTTTCTAATGCAACAGAGCAAACACGGGCAAAAATTGATGTTCTCACTCGTATGGTGGATAAGCAGAAAGAAAAGGTTAGGGAACTTCAACAAGCATATAATCGTGCAAAAACAGAAGAAGGCGAAGCGAGTCAATCGGCACAACATTATGCTGAACAAATTCATCGCGCTACAGCTGAACTTAATCGATTTGAAACTGGGTTACAGCAGTCAAATCGTGAATTAGAGCAGCAAGGCAATCGTTTATTGAATTTCGGTAATCGAATGGAGACATTAGGTAACCATTTGCAAAATGCAGGAATGCAAATCGGTATGGTGTTTGGTGGTATGACTTATGCGATAGGGCGTGGTTTGAAATCCGCGGTTACTGAATCAATGAATTTTGAACAACAAATGGCGAACATTAAAGCGGTATCCGGTTCTACTGGAGAAGAAATGAAAAAGCTAAGTGAATTGGCTGTTAATATGGGCGAAACAACAAAATACTCCAGTGTTCAAGCAGGGCAAGGTATTGAAGAATTAATAAAGGCAGGAGTTAGTTTAACAGATATTATAAATGGTGGTTTAGAAGGTGCTCTTAACTTAGCGACAGCAGGAGAGCTAGAATTAGGCGAGGCGGCCGAAATTGCATCCACAGCCTTAAATGCCTTTAAAGCTGATCATCTTTCAGTAGCAGATGCAGCCAACATATTATCAGGTGCAGCAAATGCATCAGCTACAGATGTACGTGAGCTAAAATATGGTTTATCGGCATCATCAGCAGTAGCAGCAGGAGCCGGGATGACATTTAAAGATACAGCTACAACTTTAGCAGTATTTGCTCAAAATGGTTTAAAAGGTTCTGATGCAGGTACATCGTTAAAAACAATGTTAATGAGGTTAAATCCCTCAACAAAAGAAGCATATAACAAAATGAAAGATTTAGGCCTTATTACTTATAATGCACAAGCTGGATTTGATTTCTTAGTTAAAAATGGTATTCAGCCAGCTTCTAGAAATGTAGGAGATATAGAAGTCGCTTTAGAGAAATATGTAATGAAAACGGAAGGTGTAACAAAATGGAATGATAAGTGTGATACCGCATTCCGTGAACTGGCTACAAGTTCAGCGTTCTTATCATCCAAATTTTATGATCAACAAGGGCATATTCAAAGCCTTGAAAATATATCTGGGACTCTCCATGAATCTATGAAAGACCTAACGGATCAGCAACGTAGTATGGCGTTAGAGACACTATTTGGTTCGGATGCCGTACGTGGTGCAACTATTCTATTTAAGGAAGGAGCCAAAGGTGTTAATGAGATGTGGGATTCCATGTCGAAAGTCACAGCAGCTGATGTCGCAGCAACTAAAATTGATACTCTACAAGGACGAATTACATTATTAGACTCGGCATTTTCCACAATGAAAAAAACAATGGGTGACGCGCTTGCCCCTGTGGTTAGTGCTTTTGTTGCTGGATTGCAGAAACTTGTGGATGGATTTAACTCATTACCAGGGCCAGTACAAAAGGCTATTGCAATTACAGGCGGAATTGTTCTCGCTTTAACGGCTATTGCAACAGTTATTGGAGTAGTTCTAGCAGCGGTTGGAATGGTTATGTCAGGGATTGGAGCATTAGCAACATCATTAGGAATTGTTGGTGGTGCTGCGGGTCTTGCTAGTGCTGCAGTTGGATTCTTAGGAAGTGCAATAGGTTTATTATTTGGTCCAGTGGGCTTAATTGCAGCCGCTCTCATTGGAACTGGAGTTGTCGCATATAAAGCATATCAAAAAGCAACAGAGGACAGTATTGCTTCCGTAGATCGTTTTGCTACGAATACAGAGGGGAAAGTAAGCTCATCCACAAAGAAAGTCCTTGGTGAGTATTTCAAGTTGTCTGATGGCATTAGACAAAAGTTAACTGAAATTAGATTGAACCATGAAGTGATAACTGAAGAACAATCACAAAAGCTAATCGGACAGTATGACAAGTTGGCTAATACAATTATAGAAAAAACAAATGCAAGACAACAAAAAGAGATTGAAGGCCTTAAAAAGTTTTTCGCTGATTCATATGTTTTAACAGCAGAAGAAGAAAATAAGCGCATCGAGCAACTTAATCAGCATTACGAACAAGAAAAATTAAAGACTCAAGAAAAAGAAAATAAAATCAAAGAAATTCTTCAAACCGCAGCTAGAGAAAACAGAGAGTTAACAACATCTGAACGCATCTCCTTGCAAGCTTTACAAGATGAAATGGACAGAGTTGCTGTTGAACACATGTCTAAAAATCAAATGGAGCAAAAAGTTATTCTTGAAAATATGCGCGTACAGGCTAGTGAGATTTCAGCGAGACAGGCAGCGGAAGTTGTAGAGAATAGTGCCAAAGCAAGAGATAAAGTTATTGAAGATGCGAAAAAGACACGCGATGAAAAAATTGCAGAGGCAATTCGTCAGCGTGATGAAAATAAAATAATTACTGCTGATGAAGCGAATGCAATCATTGCAGAGGCAAAACGTCAGTATGATAGCACAGTTTCCACGGCAAGAGATAAGCATAAGGAAATTGTGAGTGAAGCAAAATCCCAAGCTGGGGAACATGCAAATCAAGTAGATTGGGAAACTGGACAAGTAAAATCTAAGTTTGAAGTTATGAAAGATGATGTTGTTAGAAAAATGAAAGAAATGGGTTCGGATGTTTCCAATAAATATGACGAGATGAAAAATGCAGCCAGCAATAAAGTAGAAGAAATAAAAAATACAGTTTCAAGGAAATTTGAAGAAAAGAAAAAAGCTGTCGTCGATAAAATGAAGGAAATAAAGAATGATATTGAAGATAAATGGAATACAGTTGAAAAATTCTTTAGCACTATAAATCTACGTTCCATCGGTAAATCCATTATAGAAGGACTTGAAAAAGGGTTGGATGATGCGACAGGCGGTTTATATAGTAAGGCGAAAAGCATTGCTGGAGAGATTAAAAAGACAATTTCTGGAGCGTTAGAAATTAACAGTCCATCTAAAGTGATGATACCAGTCGGTAGCGCAGTTCCGGAAGGTGTTGGAGTTGGTATGGATAAAGGGAAACGATTTGTTGTGGATGCAGCAAAAAATGTAGTTGGAACGGTTAAGAAACAGATGGGGAATATGCCATCTGTTTTTGATTTTGGATTCCAAACTTCGCATTATAGTATCCCGCATAATGCATTGGGTGATTTTAATGGGTATACGCAACCGCAATCACCTTATAACAACGCACCTACAGGAAAAACTATGTTCTCGGATAGATCAGGTAGAGAACAAGAACTGAATTTAACGGTAAATATGACAAACGTTTTAGATGGAAAAGAACTAGCAAACGGAAGTTACGCATATACTACAAAGCTTCAAGATCGTGACCAAAAAAGAAGAGCGGAATTTTAAGGGTGGTGAGCACGGTGGGGAAACTCAGTTTTACTTTTAATAAAATTAGAAAAGATTATATTCAAATGCTAGTTGGAAGAAAACGCCCTTCTTGGGCTCCGGTTAAAAGAAAATTAGTAAGAGTCCCTCATCGCGCAGGGGCTCTTTTTCTTCATACAGAAACGGAGGAACGTCGTATTGATGTTCCTCTTGTAATTAAAGCAAAAAAAGATATGGCTGATTTACAAAAGATAAAAGAAGATTTAGCGGATTGGCTATATACAGAGCAACCAGCCGAACTTATTTTTGATGATGAATTAGACAGGATATATCTAGCTTTAATTGATGGTTCTGTAGACTTGGATGAAATAGTCAATAGAGGAAAGGGTGTCATTACTTTTGTTTGTCCGATGCCATATAAATTAGGGAAACAAAATACTCATACGTTCTCTCAAAATGGCTCTACAGAAGTGATGACTTCTTTTATCAATCAAGGGAATATAGAAGCACCTCCAATTATTGAAGTCGAAGCTCAGAAACCAAGTACATTTTTAGATGTGTGGTTTGGTGAGCAGCCGTATAATCGTGATTACTTCAGAATTGGTTATCCTTTGAAAACAGAGCAATTACCCGTAGAAAGAAATCAAAGACTTATATGGGACGAAATGGCTACCACTGTAGGTTGGAGTAAAGTCAGTTCAATGGAAGATGGCAATCCAATTGGTGAAATGAAGTCAGATAAATACCAATTCTTTTGTTCTGATTTTGGTGCCAGTACAGGGAAAGAATGGCATGGTGCAGCTGTTAAAAAGAATATACCTGGGGGGCCAGTGCAAGATTTTATTATGCAAGCCTATGTTACATGTAAGAGTAAAAAAATTAATGAAATGGGCCGAGTTGAGATAGCGATACTCGATGAAAATAGCAAGGTTCTTTCAAAAATTGCTATGAACGATCTCTTTTGGCAAGCTGAGCAAAATTTCGGAACGATGGTTATTGGATATGATAACAAGCCAGGGAAAACAGGGTTGATTTATGAGAGTGGTGATTATCCGAATACATGGAATCAGTATTTCGGTCGATTGTGGATAGCTAGAACCGGAAATGTATGGGAAGCATATATTTCAAAATTTTTGCCAGGGACAGAGAAAGATGATTCAGAACGCTTTGCACGGTGGACAGATGAAAATAACTACCATATGGAAAAAGCCGCACAAATTCAGATTAGTATTATGCAATGGCAAGATGTTCCGCCCGTAGAAGCAATGTCAGTTAGTGATTTGAAGTTTTGGAAAGTAAATTTAAATACCAAAAACGATCCGCCTTACATTTTTGACGCAGGAGACAAAATTATTATTGATACGGAAAAAAGTCTTGTAACAATTAACGGTAAGAATGCAATTAATTTAAAAGATATTTTTAGTAATTTTCCAACTGTAATACGTGGCGAGAATTTAATCGAAATAATGCCATCAGATGTTAAAGCGACTGTTAGTTATAGGGAGAGATATAGATGAGAACACCAAGCGGCATTTTGCATGTTGTGGATTTCAAAACAGATCAAATCGTTGCAGCTATTCAGCCACAGGACTATTGGGATGATAAAAGGCATTGGGAAATCAAAAACAATGTTGATATGTTGGATTTTACAGTTTTTGATGGCACAACTCATTCGGCTACGTTACAACAACAAAATCTTGTTTTAAAAGAAGTTAGAGACGGAAGAATTGTACCATATGTTATTACAGAAGCTGAGAAGAATTCGGATAAACGATCCATTACCACATATGCTTCAGGAGCTTGGGTTCAAATCGCTAAGTCAGGTATTATAAAACCACAACGAATAGAAGGTAAAACAGTAAATGAATTTATTGATATAGCCTTAGTAGGAATGAAATGGAAACGTGGAAAAACAGATTATGCAGGATTCCACACTATGACTATTGATGAATTTATTGATCCGTTAACATTTTTAAAAAAAATAGCTTCTTTATTTAAATTAGAAATCCAGTACCGCGTTGAGATTCAAGGTTCACAAATAATTGGATGGTATGTTGATATGATTCAAAGGCGTGGTCGAGACACGGAAAAAGAAATAGAACTGGGGAAAGATTTAATAGGTGTTACACGTATTGAACATTCAAGAGACATTTGTACAGCGCTAGTCGGGTTTGTGAAAGGTGAAGGCGATAATGTAATTACTATTGAAAGCATTAACAAGGGACTCCCGTATATTGTTGATAATGATGCATTTCAACGATGGAATGAACGTGGTAAACATAAGTTCGGTTTTTATACGCCGGAAACAGAAGAATTAGACATGACTCCAAAACGTTTAATGACGTTAATGGAAATAGAATTAAAAAAACGTGTCAATTCTTCCGTTTCTTATGAAGTAGAAGCACAATCGATTGGACGTATTTTCGGACTAGCACATGAACTAATTAATGAGGGCGATACGATCCGAATCAAAGATATAGGCTTCACTCCTAAATTATACCTTGAAGCACGGGTAATTGCTGGTGATGAATCTTTTACGGACCCTACACAAGATAAATATGTGTTTGGTGATTATCGTGAAATTACTGATCCAAACGAAGAACTACGAAAAATTTACAATCGAATCTTAGGGTCATTAGGCAATAAACAAGAGCTGATAGATCAGTTAGATAAATTGGTGAAAGATGCAAATGAAACAGCTAGTAATGCTAAGAAAGAATCTGAAGCAGCGAAAACACTGGCTGAAAAGGTTCAAGAGAATCTTAAAAATAACACGGTAGAAATCATTGAAGCAAAGAATCCACCGACAACGGGGATGCAGCCTTATAAAACACTTTGGCGTGATATTAGTAATGGGAAGCCTGGTATTTTGAAAATATGGACAGGCGTAGCTTGGGAATCGGTTGTACCAGATGTTGAATCCGTTAAGAAAGAAACACTTGAGCAGGTTAATAAAGATATTGAATCAACAAAAACAGAATTAAATCAAAAGGTTCAAGAGATACAAAATCAGGCGACGGGACAATTCAACGAAGTAAAGGAAAGTTTACAAGGTGTCAACCGTACAATTTCTAATATTGAAAATAAACAAGGTGAAATTGATAAGAAAGTAACTAAGTTTGAACAGGATTCTAATGGATTTAAAACTTCTATTGAATCATTAACGAAAAAAGATACTGAAATTAGTAATAAATTAAATACTGTCGAATCAAATGCGGAAGGTACAAAAAGGGCTATTTCTGATGTGCAACAAACAACAAGTGAACTAAAGAAAACAACTACTGAAATAGAAGAAAAAGCTGGGAAAATCAGTGAGAAGTTAAAGAATGTAGAAACAAAGGTTAATAGTGATAAAACTGGTGGACGTAACCTTTTATTAAAATCAAATGTTAAATATGAAAAAACAGACTATCTAATCAATCAATATTCTCTAACTGAAAATTTCTTTGCGGGTGAGGAATATACCTTTGTAATTAAAGGAAGTGTCCCACAAGGGCAGAAATTTGGAATTTGGCAGAATGATGGGTCTAGCAATGTTGGATATGCAACAAGTGTTTACGCTAATGGAATAACTTATGTAACCTTTAAAGCTGTTGTGGCTACAAGTGGAAATGAACGAAAGTTAAGCTTATATAACTATCCGAGTAGTACTACGAAATCTATTGTGGAATGGGTTGCCTTGTATAAAGGGAATAAGCCGCAGGATTGGACGGCACCGCCTGAAGAGCAGGTAACAACAGATGAATTTACCAAGAAAACAACTGAGATTGAAAAAAGTGTGGATAGCGTAAAAAACACTGTAACCAGTGTTCAAAATAGCCAAGCTGGATTCGAAAAGCGTATGACTATAGTAGAGCAAACAGCAACTGGATTATCTTCCACAGTGAGCAATTTAAATAATGTAGTATCAGATCAAGGGAAAAAGCTTACTGAAGCAAATACAAAGCTCGAACAACAGGCAACAGCAATCGGTGCGAAAGTTGAGCTTAAACAAGTAGAAGATTATGTTGCAGGGTTTAAGATACCTGAATTGAAACAAACAGTTGATAAGAATAAACAAGATTTATTAGGTGAATTGGCTAACAGACTTGCGACTGATCAATTTAATCAAAAAATGACTTTGATTGATAACCGCTTTACTATCACTGAACAGGGTATCAATGCAGCAGCGAAAAAGACAGAGGTATATACAAAAACGCAAGCAGATGGACAATTTGCAAAAGATTCTTATGTAAGAGATATGGAAACCCGTCTTCAGTTAACTGAAAAGGGCGTTAGTATATCTGTAAAAGAAAACGATGTAATTGCAGCATTCAATATGAGTAAAGAAAACATTACTTTGAATGCAAACAGGATTAACTTAGTAGGTTTTATTACAGCAAATCATATCAAAGGAAAAGTTTTAGAAGGAGTAACACTTAAAACAAGTGGAAACAGATTTGTTGAAATAAATAAACAAGACATGAAGATTTTTGATTTAGATAAGCCACGTGGTTATATAGGGTTTATGGAAACAAATGATGGAAGTATTCAACCTTCATTAGTCCTTGGGTCTGATAATAGAAAATATGCTGGTACAGGATCATTTTATATTTATCAAGTTATGCCGCGAATTAATGGAGTCGATCAACCTTCTAAAGCGTGGGCAACATTTGGAGTTTCTAAAGGAGAAAATGCAGAAGGTACTAATATATGGTCATCATATATTAATATGCAAAATGATGGTGGTCATTTGAGCGCATATGCAGATGGGCAATTTCGTTTTAAAAACTTGAATGATATTATCTTTGAATCTGAAGGATGGGCTCCAGGATATGGTTACTTCTTTGTGACCACAACAGAACCGCATATTTTTAACAATAATCGGGGACAGTTTACGTTTAAAAGGAAAGGCAGCGACTACAATATATCTTTCATCAATGGTGCCAGTGATCATGATTTAATCATGGGTAATGCAATGATAAGATCAAGTTTTGTACAAGGTTATAACAACGGAATACAGATTAAAGGTATGATGGGTCAAGGATGGAAAGATATAGAATTAAGAACGCTACGAGCGAATGAAGATATTAGTGCTGTTGGGCAAATGTGGGCAAAAGCATTTAATCCTACGTCAGCTAGAAATATGAAAGAAAATATAAAAGATATTCCTTTCTCAGCTCTTGATAAAATCATGAATTTAGCTATTAAACAGTACAACTTCAAGGACGATATGTATGATCTGTATCAAATGCGTGTGAACAAGCCGGAAGAACAAACAGAACCATATACAACAAAAGAGATTGAAACGTATTTTGGTATGATTGCAGACGATACGGATGATATATTTACAGATAAAGAGAAACGAGCCATTAATTTATATAATACTGTTTCGATCTTTATTGCAGCTTTCCAACAGCAGTATCATCAATTTAACGAAGAGTTAACTATTGTTAAAAGTGAGAATAAACAACTAAAAGAGCAGGTTTTGACCCTAGCAAGCGATGTGTCCACATTAACAGATTTAGTTCGAAAATTAATAAATGAGAAACCAGAGCAGCTATAAGCTGGTCTTTTTTTATTATCAAAAAAGGAGAGGAAAAGATGGATCGTATTGATGTATTATTAAAAACCTTTATTGCCACTTTCGGTGGCTTCTGTGGGTATTTCTTGGGAGGATGGGATGCAACATTGAAAATCTTAGTAACGATGGCAGTTATTGATTATTTAACTGGCATGATTGCAGCAGGATATAACGGAGAATTAAAAAGTAAAGTTGGTTTCAAAGGCATCGCCAAAAAGGTGGTGCTTTTTCTTTTGGTCGGAGCGGCTGCTCAACTAGATTCAGCACTGGGAAGTAACAGCGCAATTCGTGAAGCGACTATTTTCTTCTTCATGGGCAATGAGTTAATTTCACTGTTAGAAAACGCTGGTCGTATGGGAATCCCCTTACCTTCAGCATTAACAAATGCAGTTGAAATTTTAGGTGGAAAACAAAAACAAGAAGAGAAAAAGGGAGATGTTCAATAATGGAAATCAGAAAAAAATTAGTTGACCCAAGTAAATATGGTACAAAGTGTCCGTATACAATGAATCCAGAATTCATTACAGTTCACAATACGTATAATGATGCTACAGCAGAAAACGAAGTGGCTTATATGATTCGTAATGATAATCAAGTCTCGTTTCATATTGCAGTAGATGATAAAGAAGCTGTACAAGGAATTCCTTTAGAGCGTAACGCTTGGCATTGCGGTGATGGTGGCGGAAATGGTAATAGAAAGTCTATTGGGGTTGAAATTTGCTACTCTTTAAGTGGTGGCGATCGATATTATAAAGCAGAAGATAATGCAACTATCGTTTTAGCCCAACTCATGAAACAGTACAATATTCCAATTAGTAAAGTTCGCACACACCAATCATGGAGTGGAAAGTATTGCCCTCATCGCATGTTAGCAGAGGGACGTTGGAATAGCTTTATTGAAAGAGTCCAAAATGCATATAACGGTGGAGGTAATAATGTACCCCCAACTCCTATTCCACCGTCATCTAGTGGGACGGGCATTGCATATATTGAGGGAAATAATGTTAACCTTCGTAAAGGGCCAGGTACTGGATACTGGGTTATTCGTCAATTAAGTAAAGGTGAGTCCTACCAAGTATGGGGCGAGTCAAACGGATGGTTAAATCTTGGTGGCGATCAGTGGATTTATAATGATCCATCATACATTCGTTATACAGGAGGAGATGCACCGGCACCTTCTAATTCTACAAATGATGGCATTGGTGTAGTGACCATTACAGCTGATGTATTACGTGTTCGTACTGGTCCAGGAACTAACTATGGAGTCGTGAAAAATGTGTACCAAGGTAAAAAATATCAAACGTGGGGATATAGAGACGGTTGGTATAATGTTGGCGGCGACCAATGGATTTCTGGTGAATATGTAAAGTTTGAAAAGTAAAATATATTACTATACAAAAGAATAATTTGGTAAGAAATAAAGTGCATAATAATAGCAAAGGTAAAACATACTATGTAACAGCAAATGAAGCCTGTGTGTATGTAAAGTAATTAAAAAGCTGACAATAATTAGTCAGCTTTTTAATTACTATAATCTAGTATTTAGCAGTCCGAAAGGCATGTTCTTTGCCTTTAAGTTGGTACTGAAAATCTTACCAATGTTTCTTTTTACAATGGCAACAAATAAAGAAACAGTTACAACGACACTTATTTCGATTGAACTTCCAATCGTCATCACAATGGTGCTTGTTTTTAGATTTCCACCAATCATCATCACAATGGTGCTTGTCTTTAGATTTCCACCAATCATCACAACAATGATTTTTCTTAGAACTCCAGCAATCAT